TTTTGGAATGAATATCCAAGGAAGGTAGGAAGAGGCTTGGCAGTGAAGGCATGGAGTAAAGCTATCGCCAAGACACTACCAGCTACCATCATGGACGGACTAACCCAATGGAAGCGCAGCAAGGACTTCCCTTCAGAGGAAAAATATATTCCGCATGCCACCACTTGGCTGAATGCTGAACGGTGGCTGGATCAAATCCTGGTGGACAATTCAAATCGCCAACGGGAAACTACAGAAGATGAACGCAATCACTACATGGAGGAATCAAAGAAATGGCTTTCCGAATTCAGGAAAAATCAATCGCTGACCAGCTAGATCCGTGGGCTTTGGCTGCTCTTAACCATATGTATGCCACCAAAAATCCAGATGGGACATTGGGCCACGTGATTACCAATGGGCCGCAGGGCAGAGAATGGTATCGGTATTTCAAACAGGTTGGGTTGCTGAAAAAGGCTGCCTACCTAGCTAGTTGTATGCGACAGGACCGGGTTTACATGGTCCCGACCGAATGGCCTGAGCAATACGATGATCAATTCAAACCATCGAAAGATAGGTTCAAGGTTCCGACAGTGCAGACAGCGGAAGAACGGGCAAGGGTGGTTGAACGGTTCAATCGCCTATCAACAATAGCAAAGGTATGACCATGAAACAGGATACATTCAATCTCAAAAAGAACATCGACCGCAAGCACGATAAAAGCCCGGAGTATCGCGGCTCGATTAACATTGACGGGCGAGAGTATTGGCTAGCGGCTTGGATCAATGCCAATGATGACGGCAGCAAGTATTTTTCAGGCAAGGTCACAGCTAAGGACGCAGTGCAACCCACTGACAAGCCCCCTGTTTCTGCTAGTGACGCGCTCGATGGGGACGACATCCCTTTTTGAGTATGGTTTAAACGCACAAAGACGGTCACACATGGGCAAGTCTAGCTTGATTGGTGCCGTGGTAGCAGATAAAAAAAGAGGGGCTTTGCGGCCCCTTAATTTCATTCCTGATTTACCAGGCTTCTAATGGCAAACAATATAAGCGAATCTTTCATCTTGATTGCGTGATTTAATCCGCTGCAATTTATAAGAATGAGATTCGTCCCCATGCTTAGCACAATGAGCACAAAACCCGGTGCGGAAAGCATTGCTATTTGTTCCGATAAATTCTGCAGGCTTTCCACATTCGTGGCCATATGTTCCACGATTTGCATTATGGCATACACCATCCCCGGCATAATCGCGGATTGAAAATTGGTAATTGGTCATAGTCGCACCCTATCAATTCAATTCTGCATTAGTGTCATGCCAAGCCCGGCTTTCAATTGCACCACGGTCTAACGCGTGCTCATTCGCGGACTGTTTTAATTCCATTAGCTGTTGCATGAAACGCAAAATCCTATCATTGCACCGGGCTTTTTGTGCTTGGTCATTAGTCGCTGCTGCAACGTGCTCATCCCAATAGATAGCATTTTCGATTTGTCGAATATTCATAGCTAGACCCTTTCAAAATGCCATTGCTAGCATGACAACGAATGTGACGAATGACGCAATCCCTACCAATTCGATTAAATCTTCTATTAAGTGTGACATAGTTTTACCCTTTCAGTTTAAGATTTCAATCTTGCCGGACCACCCGGCTAGTATCGTTGCATATTGCAATGCAATCTTGCGCGATTTGTGCGTGCTATGCTTGGTCCAGTATCCATCCCGCGATTCATCAATAGGCCTAGCCCATATGATCCAACGGTTAACGTCTAGTTTTTTGATTTGATAATGCATGGTTTTTCCCCTATCAGTTTACAACAAAGCCGGATTGATCAGACTTAGCTTTACCCTTAGCGTAAAGCGCAACAGCACTAGCTTGCGGGTCTAAATGGCGAATATCTGTGTCATCACCATCAACTACGGTTAGGCCTAGGAATGTATCGCTATTGGCAAGCATGCTCTGGACGTTAGACTTGTGCCGGAACACAACAGCAATCCGATTGTTATTAGCGATAGCTTTATCAACAGCAGACTGAAAAGCCGGAACACCGGAATAGCTAAACGTCAAATCATAATTGGCCGGAATGTTTTTCCTATTGGCAAGTTTAGTATAATCGTAAAATTGCACATTAGGAAAAGCTTGAATTATGCCATAGTTTTCCCAACGAATGTCACTTGTTCCGTTCAAGCGGACCAATAGAGTCCAGCCTTCACGCGCCGCTTGTTTTTCAGCCAATGCAATCTCATGCTTGATCAAAGCAATAGCTTCCGCTTGATACTGTTGCCAAAACAAAGCTTTGCGAAGCCGGGACATTTGTACACCATTCATCGCGCCGCGTCCGCTTGTGTTCAAACATGCCGATTCGCATCCTGCAAGCTTGGCATTAGGGCACAATTGCTGCCCGGACAAATTGCTAGGCGACAAGTACAAGATAGCCGTCCGATAACCAAGCTTGTTACCCTTAATCACTTTGGTCGAGCCGTCTAACCTAAGCATTTGGTCCGGCTTCTCACTGAACCATTTAGTGAATTTAGCGGACGCGTGAATTTGAGCGACAAGTGATGGATTAACTTTGGACAAATCGTAAATGATGGACATGGTACTAACTCCAGGATAATTGGTTTATTAGATTTTTGTTACAGTCTGACCGTACTGGTGGATTGCGCGGCAATAGTTAGTCCAACGATTCTTGCCATTGCCTAACCATGCGACAACAGTTGAACAACCCTGACCATAAAACCGACCCTTATTAGATGGATCACCAGCGTAAACCCATTGGCCAATCTGCAAAGCTTTGCGTTCTTGTTCGGTCAGATTCCAGATATTGATTGCGGCTTGGTATTTCATGTTAGTAACTCCTGCTGTTGTCGTTTCGATTGTTCAACAATAATTTAACATGATTGGGTTGTCAACAGGATAATTCAAAAAAAAATGAATTTGATTCGAATCGTTGCATGATTTATAACTAACACCATGAAAACATTAGACAAAAAAAATGCAAAAAAGATTGTGCTGCCGGATGATTTGCGCCGATACTCTGTCATTCCTAAGCATGCGCTCGAATGCGATTTAAGCCTGGTGGATTGGCGCGTCCTAACGACACTATGCTTTTATACCAATTATTCGGGAGTGTGCTGGCCAACACATGAAACCATAGAAAAATGCGCCGGGATTGGGCGCAATGGCATTATGGCCAGTATTAAAAGACTGGAAAGTTTCGGGCTTGTCCGCCTATTGAAACCGGAATGGTATGATGGACAAGTGAGTAAGTGGTTAACCAATCGCTATCAGATCCTATACGATGGAAAGCAAACGCCACTAGCAACAGGCGAGCAAATCAGAGAAGCGGAACCATTCAATTGGTCACAAGAACCAAAAGAAAAAGAGGCAATCAAGATAGGGGAAAGCAAAGACAATCCGACTCATAAGGGTAGGGATTTAAAGGGTAGGCAATTGTTCAATTCATTTAATAGAGCGATTAATCAATTCGGATCGAATGCGATTTATTCAACCAATCAAATCGTTGCCAATCGATTAGCTGATAATGGTCTAACACCAGAGCAAGTATCGATCGATACCATCGCCTACATCAAGGCCAATCTTGCGCGCACTGGCACAATCCCTACGAGCATGAATGCAATTTATCCAATGCAGAATATATAATGCAGAATATGCAATGCACCATATAGATTGCCCAATGCAGAATATAAATTGCACAATATAAAATGCATTCATCTCATTCAATGGGTCCAACAATCTAAAACAAATGCACAATATAAAATGCAATGTGCATCATATAAAATGCATCCATCCCATTACACAGGACGCGTCACACAGAGAGGGGACACATGCCCCCCACCCCTGTCCGTTCCTCTCGGGGTCTCCCCCTCAATATTTTTTCCAAATTCATAAATTCAAACCATCAGTGCTTGTGCAGGGGAAATTGAGATCTGCATCAACATTTAGTTAATCCAGTATATTTTTTGACAAGTTTCTGTAGAACCATTATGCATATTTTATTGAATTGTGTAACTGGAGAGACCATGCGTAGATCAATGCGTTCTATCCGTAGGGATATTGCTACTCCAAAGCGTGATGCTGTGTTGCAAGAATTAGAGGCTGTAGCGGCTTCTTCTATTACGGATGTACTTTGGTGGGATAATGCTGGCAATGTGTCTGTACGGCCTTCTGAGGATCTTGCTGGGCATGTTAAGGCAGCTATCAAGAAGGTGAAGGTTACGCCGACGATGCATGGTAACCAGATCGAGATAGAGATGCATGACAAGATGAGGGCTTTGAATACCCTTGCCAAGCACTATGGCTTGATGGAGGTAGTGCAGGATGAGAACAGGCCGTCTATTATTGGTATCAATCTGCATGGCCCGGCGGTGACGAGTTATGAAGTCAAAGAAGTTATCGAAGAGGACGATGAAGAAGAGGTCATTGGAGGCATTGGCACTCCAGTCCTCGATCTTTCGGCTGAAGATAATAAAGAGCAAGAAGAGGAGGTGGCATGAAGATCAAAGGCGCGTCAGCAAAGAGGAAGCCGACTGAGGAGCCAGCCATTGATGGACTCAACTTCGATTTTTCCAAGTCTCCCACTGTCTGGAAGTTCCTCGGAGATGATAGTTTCTTTCGTGGTCTGCTCGGTCCTGTGGGTTCTGGTAAGTCTTATGCTTGCGCCGCCGAGGTAATCCTTCGAGCCATCAAACAACCGCCAAGCCCTATCGACAATGTGCGATATTCCCGCTTTGTGATCGTGCGAAACAGCTATCCAGAACTCAGAACTACGACAATCAAGACATGGAACGAGATCTTTCCAGAGAATATCTGGGGTCCAATGCGCTGGTCGCCCCCTATTACCCATCATTTGCGGTTGCCGACACGCGAGGGAATCCCCGGTCTTGACTGCGAAGTGATCTTTCTTGCCCTCGACCAGCCCAAAGATGTGCGTAAACTGCTGTCACTGGAACTTACAGGAGCATGGATCAATGAAGCGCGTGAACTACCGCTGGCTGTTGTCCAAGGGCTTACTCACCGTGTTGGTCGCTATCCCACTAGAGCTAATGGTGGTGCTCCTTGGCGTGGGATCTGGGCTGATACTAATCCAATGGATTCAGACCACTGGTGGTATCGACTGAGCGAGAAGGAAAC